CGAAAACTTCGGCGCGGCCGTCGCTGACAAGGCGATGAAACCTGTAGAGGCGCTGATCGGCGCATTCCACGATCTCGCAAATGCCGGCCGCGGCGTCGCGAGGTTCCTCGGCTTCGATGCGCCCGACCAGCAAGCCGACGCCATCGGGCGAGCGACCGGGCGAGGCCTCGGCGCCGATGTGATGACCGATGAGCAGCGGCGCGCCGCGCGCGGCAGCGAGCTCGATGCCTCCGTGCGGCAGGGCGCAGCAGAGCGCGCCGCTGCGCGCGAGGAAATACGCAATCGCAAGTATGCCGCAGGGCAGGGCATCGACGCCGGCACGCGAACCTTCGGCGTCGCAGCGCCGGCCGCCTCGGCGCCCGTGATCTCGGCCGCGGCCGCGCCGGTGCCGCCGCCTGCAGCTGCTGCCGCAGGCGGCAAGTCAGTCGCGGTCAACAATGGTCCTGTCACGATCAACGTCGGCGCCGGCGCGAGCGCGAGCGATGCCGCTCGAGCGGCTGCTCGAGCCGTGCAGGCCGAGCGCCGGCGCACGCAAGAGGCGATCGCAAGGACGGGCGGCTAGGCCATGGCGAGGCAAGTCACACACCTCCAGATCGCCGGCATCTGGATCGACGTGTCGATCAGCGAGCAGCACGGCTCGAGCGCCGAGGTCACTCGCCATCCGATCGAGGATGGTGCCGATGTCACAGACCATGTGCGCATCCTGCCCGACACGATCTCGATCGAGGGTCTAGTCACGAACCAGCCGCTCGAGGCGCCCGGCTCGCACAGCAACGATGCAGTCGCGCTCGAGTCAGGGTCGCAGCTCATGACAGGCGATGGTCAGCCGATCATCGAGCAGCGCGAGCTCGGCACGACATCGACGCAGATCACAGGCGAGCCGATGGTCCCTGGTTACCTCGGCATCGTGCCGGGCGTCTCGCAGATCAACGCCATCCTGCGCAGCCTCGGCGCCGACCTCACGCCGCGCCGGCGCTTCAACATGACTACGCCGCGCCGCTCGCCGCAGAGCGTCGCCTATCAATCGGTCGCCCTGCGCTTCGACCGCACATTCGATCGAGTGCGCGCCGTGCACGATGCCTTGCGCGCGACATTCGAGGCGCGGCAGCCCGTGCAGATCGTGACGGCGCTGCGCATATACGAATCGGTCGTGCTGGTCGACCTATCGATCGTGCGCGATGCCTCGAGCTCGGGCGCGCTGCGCTTCGGCGCGAGCGGCCAAGTGATCCGCATCGTGAAAAGTCAGTCGGCGATCGTCGGCAAGCCGGAGCCGACGCAGCCTCGCGCGCTGCCCGCTGTCAGCAAGGGAACCCAGAACACTACGCCGACCTCGCCGACCGAGGTGCCGCCGCGCAGCAAGTCGGCATTCCTGCAGCTCATGACATCGCTCGGCGCGATCTCAGGGTCAAACTAATGGCGAGCTGGCTCATCACGACTACGCCGGAGCCCGACACGACACAGCGTGTGCCGCTCGGCGAGCTCAGCTACTCGCTGCATATCTACTGGTCGCAACGCTGCGAGGCTTGGCACCTCGACCTCGCAGACAGCGTCGGCGCGCCGATGCTGCTCGGCGTGCGCATGGTGACCATGTTCCCGCTGCTTTACCGCTACAAATATCTCGTAGGCATGCCGCCCGGCGACCTCGTGTTCCTCGACCTGCGCGAGGAAGGCGCGCGCCCGACGCTCGAGGACATGGGCGATCGGTTTCGCCTGTACTACGTGACGGATGGCGAGCTCTAACCATGGCAACGCGTAACTACAGCGACTCGATCAACCTGTATGACCGCCGCTATAAGCTGCAGGTCGATACGCTGGTAGTGACTGAGCTGCAGATAGCGTTCGAGGTGAAGCGCAGCCTCTCGGCTAAGACTGCGAATGCGGCCGAGATCAAACTCACGAACCTATCAGGCGAGACGCGCAAGCGCCTGCAGGGCATGCGCGACGTGTTCATCTCGCTCGAGGCTGGCTATGTCGAGGGCACGAGCGTCGTGTTTAGAGGCTTGCTGCACGAGGCATTCAGCGCGCGAGAGGGCGACGAATGGGTTACGACAGTCTCGAGCCAGGACGCCGCCAAAGAGCGCAAAACAAAACGCATACAGAAAAGCTTTCCGGCCGGCACAAAAGTCGGCGACATCATCGTAGCGTGCGCAAAAGCGCTCGAGGTCGGGCTCGGCAACGTACAGAACGCGGCCGGCTCGGCCGAGCTGGTCGGCGTGACGCCGAGCACGACACAGACAGGCTACGTCGCGAGCGGCGACGCGCTATCGGCGCTCGATCGAGTGTGCCGCAGCTGCGGCATCGAATGGTCGATCCAAGACAATCAGCTGCAGCTGCTGCAGCTCGGGCAGCCGACCGGAGAGCAAGGCATCGTGTTGTCGCCCGAGTCAGGCCTCATCGGGTCGCCCGAGCTCGGCAAGGGCGGCGTCGTGCGATGCCGGACCCTCATGATCCCGAACCTACTGCCGGGCAGGCGAGTCGAGCTGCGCACTCGCCACGTGACGGGCGTCTATCGTGTCGAAACGACGCAGCACAAGGGCGACTTCGCGAGCGTCGACAATTGGGGAATCGAGCTCGAGCTAAAGACATTCAAGCAATGAGGTGTGTGTGATGGAGATCGTAACCGCGACAGAACCTAACATCGTCGATCTTGCGCAGCCGACCGCGGCCGAGATCCTACGGCGCCTCGAGCGACGCAAGGCGCTCGAGGCTGACCTTACAGCCGTCGCGCTCGCGCATGGCGAGCCGGCGCCCGTATACGGTCCGCCCGTCTCATGGAATCCGCCCGAGCCTGAGCCAGAGCCTGAGCCGGAGCCAGAGCCTGAGCCGGAGCCAGAGCCTGAGCCTGAGCCAGAGCCTGAGCCAGAGCCAGAGCCAGAGCCCGATCCTGAACCTGAGCCGCAGCCTGAGCCGCAGCCCGAGCCGCAGCCCGAGCCCGAAGCATGAGCTACGCGACGCCCGAGCTCGGCGACCTGCTACAGGCGGCCGCCGAGCAGTCTCGATTCGAGCTGCACACAGCGATGCCAGGGCAGATCACAGCCATCTACAGCGGCGAGGACAAGCTCCAGTTTGCCGACGTGCTGCCATGCCTGCGCCGGCAGCTGCCGACCGAGGTCGATAACCCGGCGCCGCTGGTCGATGAGGATCTGCCGATCCTGCCTCGTGTGCCGATCGCATTCGTGCAGGGCGGCGGCTGGTTTATCAGTGTGCCGATGAAAGTCGGCGATTTTGTGCTGGTCGTGTTCGCCGAGCGCTCGATCGATCGCTGGATTGCGACGGCGAAAAAGTCGAGCCAGGCGACGATCTCGCCCGGCGATGTCGGCATGCACACGCTAGACGGCGCGATTGCGCTGCCAGTCGGGCCGGCGCCGAAGGGCGAGCTCCTGCAGGGCGTGTCGGCGAGTGAGCTCGTGATCGGCAAGTCGGGCGGCATCCTGATCTCGATGTCTGACAGCCTCCTGCAGCTCGGCGCTATCAGCGGCACAGACTTCGTCGCGCTCGCTGGCAAAACTAAAACGGAGCTCGACAGCTTCAAGTCTGACATCACGACCCTGAAATCTGCGATCGGCAGCGGCTTTACCGCAGTCGGCGTCGCCATGGCGGCGAACGGGCCGGCCGGTAAGACCGCATTCGACAGCGCGGCGGCATCCGTGCCGCACTCGCCTGCGAGCGTCGCCGCAACGAAGGTAAAGGCGATCTAGCGTGGTAGGGTGACGCCATGCCGATCGAGCCCGAAACAAGCCGCCGTAGCCTATGCCGCTGTGAGCTATGCGCGTTCGGCCGCTCGATCCGGCACATACGCGAGCACCTCGGATGGACGCTCGAGCAGAGCGCCCTGCCGCTCGGCCTGTTGCCTGCCGAGCTCGAGCAGCTCGAGCTCGGACACGATCGATGCCCGTCGCGCCTCGACCTCGCCGTCTATGCCTATCGGATCGCGCTCATGCATGGCGCCGAGCTGCTGCGCCGCGGCTCGTGAAACCACTGGACAATCCGTCGCCCGGGCGACTTGCGCCGCGCGGTCGCTGCCGATAAGGGTCGCCCATGGCTGATCTGCTGCTCGATGCGACCGGCGACCTCGCGATCGCGAATGGCGATCTGCAGCTCGCGACCGGCGCCGCGGCCGTCGCGCAGGACTGGAACCTGCGCGTCGCCGAGTTCAAGGGCGAATGGCCGCTCGATACACGCGTAGGCATCGACTACCAGAACCTCATCTTCGGCCCGAGGCCGCCCGATGCCGTGCTGCGCGGCATCTATGAGCGCGTGACGCGCGAGACTGCCGGCGTAAAAGACATTCAGCGGCTCGAGTTTTCCTTCGACCGCGCAACGCGCGCGCTGCGCGTCGATGCCATTGTCACAGCCGACACAGGCGAGAGTGTCGTGCTCAAGTACAGCAATATCCTATTCGTCGATCCGGCGACGCAGGTGCCGGCATGAGCGGCCTCACGCCGCAGGGTTTCGAGGCTAAGACTGTCGAGCAGATCATCGATGAGCTCGAGGCGCAGCAAGCCTCGACCGTCGATGGCTCGCTCAACACGAGCAGCACGGGCGTGATCGCCAACCTGAACATGTCCTTCGCCCTGCAGCTCGCGCAGGTGTGGGAGCTCATGCAGGAGGTCTATGACTCGCACGACCCTAACTCTGCTGAGGGCGTCGCACTCGATCACAACGGCGCGCTGACCGGCTCGATACGCGAGCCGGCTGCGCCGAGCGAGGTCACGCTACAGCTGTCACTGACAGGGTCCGTCACTGTGCCGGCCGGCAGCATAGTCTCCGACCCGGCCTCGCCGACCGTGCGCTTCGCGACGCTGTCAGCGGTTACGAACCCGAGCGGCACAAACAACTATCTCGTGCAGGCCGCCTCGACCTCGACCGGCCCGATCGCCGCAGCGGCCGGCACGCTTACGAAGATCGAGTCGCCGATCCCCGGCTGGACTGCCGTCACAAACACGGTCGCCGCCGACCTCGGCAACGATGTCGAGACGGACGAGCAGTATCGGATCCGGCGCGCGCAAGAGATCTACGCGCAGTCGGGCTCGACCGTCGATGGCCTGCGCGCGGCGCTGCTGCAGGTGCCGGGCGTCATTGACTGCAACATCCTCGAGAACGACACGGATTTTACTGACAGCGACGGCACAGGCTTGCCGCCGCACTCATTCGAGCCGGTCGTGCTCGGCGGCGCCGATGCCGACATCGCGCAGGCTATCTGGCTCGCGAAACCAGCGGGCATCGAGGTCGCCGGCTCGAGCAGCTACGTGATCACGGATTCCGAGGGCGTGTCGCATCCGATGTACTTTACGCGCCCGACTGCGATCGTGATCAACGCGAAATACGATGTCACGGAAGCCTCGCCGACAACCTACGTGCCTAACTCAGTCCGCACAGCGCTGATCGCTGCGAGCATCGACCCGTCACACCCTGCCTACTTTGGCATCGGCACGACTGTCTACCTCGTGCGCTTGCTCGCCGTCGCACAAGCCGTGCAGGGCGTTGTCAACTTCAGCATGGACATCGCGCTCGCGCCGACCGTGCCGCCCGATGCGATTCCAACGGCGCCGAGCTATCAGCTCGACATTGACTACCGCGCTTATGCGACGTTTACCGGCGCTACATGGTCCGGCCCGTGACGATCACGCAAAACACACAACACGTGACGCAAGGGCAGGCGCTGCCGATCTACGACCTGCGCAAGCCGAAGCTGCAGGCGCTGCTCGCGAGCTACCTGCAGCAAGTGCAGGACGCCGAAAACGCTGCCTACTCGCTCTATGTCGGGCTGCTCATCTTCTCGGCGACGGGCGATGCCCTCGACATGCTCGGCGATCTGGTCGGGCAGCCGCGCGACGGCCGCTCGGATGCTGTGTACCGTGTTTGGATCGAGGCGCGCGCTCGAGTGCTGCGCAGCAACGGCAAGCCGGAAGAGATCCTCGGAATCATCCGGCTCGTGCTCGACCCGAGCGCGAGCGTGACGCTGCTCGAGTTTGTCGAGGCGACCATTCGCATCACACTGATCGGCACGACTGTCACGCCGATCCTAGCGACGCAGGTCGCCGAGCTCGTGCGACACGCAAAAGCGCAGGGCATCACGCTCGACATGGCCTACTCGCCGATCCCGGCGACGGATGTATTCACGCTCGGCGACTCGGCGACATGGTCAGCGAGCAGCACCACGAAGGGCATGGCCGATACGGCACTCACGACGGGCGGCAAGCTGACCGGCGCTGTGTAGTCGATCGCTAGCTCGAGGGCGTGAGCAGGTCGCTTAGCTCTGACAGGATCATGCTTGCGCCCTGTTGCGCGAGCAGGAAGACGACATCATCGGCGCGCACGATCGCGACCGGCGATCCGGTCACGCCGTAGTGAATGCGCGTTGTCGCCTTCAGCGGGTCGTAGGCGACGTTGAGCTGCGGCGCAGCGAGGTCCGGCGCTTTCGTGAGCATGCCGCACGATGACTTTGCGCCGGCCGTGCCGCCTGCGCCGTCGCCCGAGTAGACATACATAGGGCCGTTGTAGCGTGTCCACGTGCCGACCATCGCGGCCGTCGCGCCGAAGATTGTCGAGGTCGCGACGCTGCGGAAAGGGCCGGCGCCGCCCGTCGGCAGGACCCAAGTGCAGCGGATCGCGCCGCTCGGCAGCTTGAGCGTCACACACACCTGACTGAGCACCTCGTGATAGAACATGTCGAGCACTGTGCACGTGCCCTCGGGATGCGTCTCGAGCAGCGTCGATGTCGAGGTCGCACTATCGAACGAGTAGATCGTGGTCGGGCCGGCGCAGACAAATGTGCCGCCGATGGTCCACACGACCTTAGTAAACAGCTTCGGCGCGGTAAGCATCGTGAGGCTTGATGCTGTGCGGAACTGATAGATCGCATCGGCATCGCTCGTGCCGCCGACGGCGAGCGCATACTGCGCCGGTGCCCTGTTAGTCGCCGCGATCGCATTGAGCACATGAGCGGCCGAGCTCGCGCCGGCGACCAGCGACCAGCTCGTGCCGAAGGTCGACTCGTAAACAGCCTCCGTGTTGCCGACGGCCATAAACCGCGCAAATGGATCCGACCAGCATACGCCGCTCATGTTGTAGCCGGCCGCGCCGACGGTCGCACTCGTGAGCACCATCGTAAACGGATTGTAAGCGAGCGCGACCTGCGAGTTTCCGACCATCACGATCGCCTCGCATGGGCGCAGCGAGCTCGCGCGCACAGCGATCGCCTTCATGGTCGCGGCCGCGTTCGCGATCGGTCGCACCTCGGCGAGCGCTCGCATCTCGATATGCTTGAGCAAGCGGTACGGACCGATCGTCACGTGACATACCTCGATCCCTCGATCGGCGTGCCGCAGTAGATCCGCGAGAACGTGCCGACCCGCACAGCCGCAAACCATGTCGACTGCGCGTAGCGTAACCGAAAGAGGCCATTCGGCAGCACCATCGGAATGAGGTTTGCCTCGACCGTCGGATCCGGGCAGCGGTCGAGCCGGGTCAGGTTGTATACGAAGGTCGGGCTCGAGTTAGTCGGCGAGACAAACAAGCCGATCGTCTCATCGAGCGGCATAAACCACGTCGCGATGTTCGACGGCATCCAAGCCGTCGGGCTGACAAACGACTGCCAGCTCGTGCCGTCGGCGCTGGTCGACAGGCGCGCGATGCTGCCGCTCGTGCGCTGCAGCGTGAGGATCAGCTTCTGACTCGGCGCCCATACAACGTCGTAGATACTGAGGTTCGCCGGCAGCGTAGTCGCCGCGCTCCATACCATTGTCGACGATGGCGTCTGACACACTTGACTGTTGTTGAAGCAGAAAAACTTATCGAGCGCCGGCGCATAGATGACATTGAACGGGCCGGTTGACATCGCCGTCACGTTCGCCGAGTTCCATAAAATGCCATCGGTCGACCAGAGCGCCCTTCCGGTCGAGCCGACTGCCACGTACTTTCCGCCGCCATAGGCGAGGCGGCCCCACGTAAAGCCTGCCGTGTTGAACCGGCGTGTCCATGTGATGCCGTCGGGCGATGTTTGAATCTCGGCGGCCGTGCCGAGCGCGACGTACAGGCCGTTCGCCCATATCACGTCGCCGAAATTGCCCGCATAAGCGCTGCCAGCGGTCGGCATCGTGACCTCATCGCGCACGGCATCGTAACGCATGATCTTCGCCGCATCGCCGACGCCGACCATGTGCAGGATGGCACCTGCAGCGTTCGTCGCGACCGCGACCGCGCTGATCGCCATGGTCGCGGTCGACTCGGCGACAAGGATCGCATTCGCGAGGCACTGACCCTCGATCTGCTGCTCGGGCACGAGCGTCGCAACGCGCGCCGTGTTCTGGATCCAGTCGTCGATATAATCGATCCAGTCCGACCCGAGGCCGAAGATCCAGTTGAATAGCTCGGCCGTCGGCGTCTGACCGGGCGTGAACCCTGTTGCACGCTGCGCGAGCGTCGCCGCGATGCGTGTCCCGATCCAACTCGGCTTGCTCGCTGGTCTAGTCATAGAGATTCCTACGGCTGCGCATAGGGCCGGTTCGCCTCGCGCGGCGCCGACGCATACAGCGCGCCGACGGTCGCGCTCGTTTGCCCGACTGCATAGATGGCGTTGCCGATGATCTTCGCGGCGCGGATGTTGGCTGCCGGCATCACATAGCGGCGAGGCCTGCCTACTGCAGGGTCAGGAGCCGATACACCTGCATTGCTAACCCAGTATGTCGAGGCGCTAAACCCGCTGCCGTAGGTGACGATCAGCATCATCTGCGCCGAGACGCCGGTTGCGCCCGGCAGAGGCACGAGCTGCGCGAGGTTCGGCACGCCGGCATACGTGTTGTCGTAGATGCTCGTGCCGCCGCCGAATGTGCCGGCGACCGTCGATAGGACATACACTCGCAGGTTGAATGGCGACGCTGTGTAACCGGCGACGAATACGCCGAGGTCCGGATGCCATCGGGCATCCGTGACAGCCTGCAGCGCGATCGTGTTGACCAGTGTCCAAGCGACCGTTGTCGGATCGGTCGACTGATACACGCCCGTAGTCGTGACGGCATAGAACCGGCTGAAGGGCGCGCCGGCCCATACGATTTTGCGCGGCACGAGGTTTCCGGGCAGCGCGCGCGTTGTCCATGCGCCGCCTGCCGCATCGCCGATCAGCGTTGTTCCGTTCACGCCGCCCGCATCGAGGCCGCCGACACAGTAGCGATTGAGTGTCGAGCTATAGGCGATCGTCGTGAGCGTGCTCGTGCCGCCGAGCGCCGCGAATGCCTGTGTCCAGGTGCTTACCGCGCCATCGAGCGACCAGCGCACGTTGCCGAGGGTAGAGCAGGCTACAAACCGATCGCTGCCGCGCACCATGTCGAGGATGTCGACGCTGCCGACGCCCCACGAGTAAGTCGCCGGCGCGGCGCTGGTCGCCGGCAGGAACTGCTGCAGCAAGCCACCGTTGCCGCCTGCATAGATGCGGTCGACTACGTTGCTGGTCGTGCGCGCGGCGAGGCATGTCGGCACGATCGTCGCTGACCACTGCTGCCGCATAGGGTAGCTGGTCGCAAACGGCGCCATGAGGTTTCCCGCTGCGAGGTCGCTTGCATAGTTGTTGTCGATGTAGTCGGCAGCGTATTTAGTCCAGTTGTCCCATGTGCCGATGAGGAAGTTCTTTGCCTGCGCCGGCGCGAGCTGCGAGACCGAGAAACCAGCGGCACGCTGGGCCGGATCCGGATCCGGCCCGTAGTTGTTCCAGTCGAAAAATGGAGGTCGAGCGACCGGCATCAATAGCCGCCGATGAATTCATCGAGCCATTTCTGCCACTGGTCGATATCCCACCATAGCCAGTTCGCCGTCGCCGCACTCATGCGCCCGAGCGGCGCGAAGCCGGCTGTTTTCTCGCCGGCGCTCGGCTCGATGCGAGGGTTAGGTGCGCCGGGCGCGCTCGACCAGTCGGAGGTGGTGCTCGGGCGTGTCGCCATGGCGCACCCTACAGGCGGTCAGTCGGCTAGTCCACGGGTCGACTGGCTGCTCGAGCGACCGAGCGACCAGCCGCCCGGCTGCTCGAGCCCGAGCTCGGGCCGGTTCCCTTTTCGCGCCCGGCGCAGTAGGCCGGCGAAGACCCTAGCGCCCGAGCGCCGGCTCGAGGCCGCCCGGCCGCTGCACGAGCAACATGCCGTGCATGATGGTCAGCGCCTCGCCCGCTGCATCGATGAGCCACACGACATAAGGCCAGCTCGCCGAAGGCCTCGTGCCGAGCAGCTCGCCCGACTGCGCCGAGGTCAGCTGCAGCAGCGTTGCGGCGCCCGGCTCGCCGCTCACCACGGTCCATTCAGCGACGGGCGGCGTCACGCCCTGATCGAGCAGCGGCGCCTCGATGGTCAGACCCTCGAGGTCGAGCGGCGCGCCCGAGGCATCGAGCAGCAGCAGCGGCACACTGATCGCCGAGCCGCCGACGAATCGCAGCTCGTGCGGCTGCGGCACACCGTCGTATACGGGCGCGCTCCCACACGAGACTACAGCATGCGCGGCTAGATCGACCGTGATCGTGATGGTCACCGCGCCACGATACGCCGCCTCGGCGATTATGTCGATCACGCTATATATGCCCCTTGCGACGATCCATCGCGCGGCGATACTCGAGGGCATGCTCGATGCATCGCAGCCGTTCGAGGTGTTCGCCGAGGCCGCCGCAGCACTGACCGAGGCCGGCTATGTCTTCGACCGGGACGCCCTCGTATGGCGCTCGAGCTCGGGCGCGCACGCTCGCATCGAGCGGCGCGACGTAGCCGTGCCCTCGAGCTCGGCGATCGTGCGGCGCTACTGGATACGCGATGTCAGCGCGGCCGCCCTGCTCGGGCGGCTATAGGTCGCGCCCGAGCATGGCGCTGCGGCAGCGCCCGATCGCGCGCAGCACCCTGATCGTGCGCTCGAGCTCGCCGCCGCTGTGCGCGACCTCGATCGCGAGCCGGCATGTCTCGATCACATGGCCGATCGAGCAGCCGTCGCGCTCGGCCTCGGCGCGCAGCCATCGCGCCGTGTCTCGCGACACAGCGATCCGCAGCCGCTCGCGCTCGCTCATGAGCCGCTCGCCTTGCCGCGGCCGAGGTAGGCCTCGATCGCCTCGGCGATGGCGATCGACAACTCGACACGCTCGCCGACGCAGTGCACGCGCAGCCGCTGCCCGAGCTCGAGCGGCAGGTAAGCCGTGATCCGGTCGACCTCGCCTCGAGGCCGGGCGAGCACGCCGCGGCGCTTGCGACCGCCGCCGCTCGCCTTCGGCGCCGGGCGCGGTTTGTCAGCGGCCATCACGAAGACATCGGCGCCGCGCGGCGGTCGCACCTGCGGCCGCGCTCGTTTCGAGCTGCTCATGCCAAGCCTCCTCCGGCGCGATCGCGTCGCCGCCGCGATCTCTTGCCGATGAGCAGGTCGATCTCGCCGGCGAGCGACCGTATCTCGGCGGCGGCCGCGCCGGCACGCTGCCAGGTCGTGACGCCGGCGCCGGCCGCGCTCGCCTCCTGATAGTCCGTGCGATAGCCGATCTCGGTCGCGAGCACGCGCAGCTTCGTTTCCTCGAGCACGCTGCGCGCCTCGCGCGCGAGCACAGTGCGCGCGATCTTTTTGGTTACGAGGATCGCCGCCTCGAGCTCAGGCCGCAGCGAGCGCGCCTGCTCGAGCAGCTGCAGCGACTCGGCGAGCGCCCAACAATCATGAGCACTCGGCCCGCATGGCAGCACAGCGAGGTCGGCGATCATGAGCGCCGCTCGCTGCACGTCGCCCACGCCGGGCGGAGGGTCGATGATCACGACATCGAACCGCGGCGCGAGGCGCGGCAGCTGCGTCGGCTGATACATCGTGCCGCCCATGGCGACCAGCGTCGGCACAGCCCGGCCGCGCTCTTGCGCGATCTCGAGCCAGGTCGAGACCGTGCGCTGCGGATCGGCATCGACCAGCAACACGGATCGGCCCTTCTCGAGCCAGTGCGCAGCGAGCGAGATCGCGACGGTCGAGCGGCCGAGGCCGCCCTTTTGCCCGGACAACGCGATGATCACTGCGCCCTCCAGAGTTTCCAGGGAACGAATATATTGCACATGAGCAGTAGCCTAGCACGTCAGTCGACCAGTCGACTAGACGGCCGGTCAAGTGATATATTGATGCGTAGCAGTCGCTGCGATGGCGCCTGCGGTACCGCTGGAGGTGTGTGAATGGGCCGGCTACATGCGCGCGATGAGCGCTGCGAGCACGAGGGTTTCACGGTCGGCTATGTGCCGCGCGACTGGCAGCCGCAGCCGATCGACACGCTCGGATGCAAGCGTAAGGTCGCTTGGCTCGAGCCTTATACCGCGCGCGGCGTGCTGCGCGAGGTCGGGCTGCTCGAGCATAACCTCGATATCGAGGTGCGCGGCATATGCGTGATCGGCCTCGGCTGCGCGTGTGGATGGCGCTCGCCATATTACGAGCTCGGGACGCAGGTCGACTGGTCGCCCTGCATCACGCATGCGCCCGAATGGCTCGAGGATCGCCTCTCGGCGAAATGGTGGACGCCGCATGTCGAGGCCGCGCTGCGTCTCGAGCCCGAGCCGAGCCTGCTCGAGCGGCTGCAGTCGCACCTGATCGGCGACCTCGAGGCGATCGCGCGGCAGCTCATCGCCTCGCCCGGCTCGCGCGTAGTCGGCAGGCGCCTCGCGCAGCTCATCGACCGCGCGAAGATCGGCGCGCCGAACCCGGCGCCGGCGTCACGCTCGAGCGCCGAGCTCGCGCCGGTCGATGACCCGCAGACACACGATCGCGCCGTGTGCGACTGCCTCGACTGCGAGAACTGGCGAGCGGCCGAGGCCTCGCACGCCGAGCCCGAGCAGCGCTACCGCTGCGCCTCGCCGGCGTGCCCTGGTTACAGCTATCGCGCGAGCCAGTTTGCGCACCCTGCCGATACATGCGGCTCGCGCCCGGCCGAGGCCTCGACCTACAGCTATATCGAGCGAGCGCCCGAGGCCGGCGTGCGGCTCGAGGTCGAGCTCGAGCCCAAGGCTGCCGCCGCGCTGCTAGCGCTGCTCGATGAGCTCGGCATGTCGCACCTAAACTGGCTCCTTGCTCGCGATGAGGCCGGCCGGCGCCTCGAGTATCGCGTGTGCTCGATGGTCGATCCGCAGGCGCCGACGGTCGACCCGGCGTGCGACGCACTCGCCGAGCTCGACCGTGTGCTGCGGCGCGCCATCGAGTAGGCTGCCGGCATGCCGCATCGCAGCAAGCCGCGCCCTGTGCCCGAGCTGCAGGTCACACGAGCCGAGCGGCTCGCCTTCGGCCGCGGAATGCGCATGGCTCGCGAGGCGCTCGGGCTGCCGCTGGTCGAGGTCGCGGTCGCGCTCAATATCTCGCTCGGGCAGCTCGAGCAGCTCGAGCGCGGCGAGCTCGAGCGCACTCGCGAGCAGTTCCGGCAGGCCGCATGGTGGCTGGTATACCTGCTCGGCGACGGCTGGCTCGAGCCCGGTAGCGCCGGCGAGTATCGTTAGAGCCCGATGTCCGCCGATGCGTTGCCCGTGTCGAGCAGGCGCGCCTCGCGCACATACCGATCGACCATCGATCGGCCGGCCCATCGCCCTTGCTCCATGATGCGGCGATCAGTCTTACCTGCTCGCGCGGCCGAGGTCGCGAGGCCTGCGCGCAGTGAATGTCCCGAGTAGTCGCCGGCGATGGCTGCGCGGCGAGTCGAGCGCTTTACGATCAGCGCGACGCTCGCGCCGCTCAATGACTCGCCGACACGACCATCGCGCAGCACTCGCCGGAAGATGCGGCCGCGCCGCAGTCGGGCGGCCTGCAGCCAGGCCTGCAGCGCGCGCACAGGGCAGGTTAGCGGGTCAGCGCCTCGAGCGATGCCGATGCGCACGCCGCGCGCCTCCTGGTCTGTTTTGCTGCGGCGCACCTCGAGCTCGATGCCGCCCGTCACGAACCGCACGTCGCCGAGCTCGAGCGCGACCAGCTCACTACGGCGCAGCGCGCCGGCGAGGCCGATCGCGAGCAGCGCCCGGTCGCGCTTGCCCTGCAGCGTGCGCGGCAGGATGCGCGAGATGGCGCGCAGCTCATCGGTGACCAGCGGCGCGACGCGTCGCTGCGCTGTGCCGAGCGAGCGCCGAATGCCGGACCATAGCTGCAGGACTGCAGGGTGACGGGTCGGCGCCTCGAGGCCTGCGGTCGTGTGCCGATGCGCGATCGCAGACAGCGCCATCGAGATCGAGGCGACTTTCAAGCGCTGCGCGAGCTGCGAGAGATACAGGGCGAGCGTGTCGGGCGCGCAGGGCAGCGACGCGCGGCCGCGCTCACGAGCCCAACGCTCGAAACGGCGCCATTGCCCGGCATACTCGGCGAGCGTGCGCGGCGCGCGGCAAGCAGCGACGTAGGCCATCGCGCCGCCCATGAGCTGCTCGAGCTCGCGCTCCGGCAGGGCGAGTGCGCTCGAGCTCGGCTGCGGTCGTGACTCGCGCCGGCTCATCGCGGCTCCTGCTCGGCGGCGCCGTCGGCATCGAGCGCCTCGAGCCGCAGCTGCAGCGCGATCGCGCCGGCCGTTACCGCTTCCCATACAGGGTCGCCCACAGCGCGGATCCCTCGCCCGATGCACCACCGCTGCCGGAATCGGGCGAGGTCCTCGAGCGTCGCGATATTCGCTCGCATGCCATCGCGCGCGGCCGCGATGAGCTCGAGCGCCCGGTCGAGCAGCTCGCCCGAGGGCGTGTCGCTCGAGCTCGGCGCGGCAGGCTGGCCAGGGTGCGGCGATTGACTCACACTAACGGAGATTAGTGTAACTATCTCGGGATGGCCATCCGGCTAACTCGAGCCATAACGGGCGGCGCCCGGCGATTATCTATATATAGATGCGCCCTCGAGCCCGGCGCGGCTCGGCTGCGCGCAGCTCGGGCTCGGTGTAGTCTCGGCCGCATGAGTGGCATTGCCGATGAGCGGCTCTCCGCTAGGCTGGCTGGTTTCGCGAGGGCATTCGAGGCCGTGAACCTAGTTGGCAACCTCGAGCGGCTCGAGCAGGATGCGCGCGCGCTAGCCGAGCAGCTCGCACGCATCACGCCGAGCGCGCTCGATGAGCTGCTCACGCCGGGCGATCGCGAGCTCGCCGAAAACCACGGCGCCGGGTTCGCACGCGCAGCCTATCCGCTGCTCGCCGAGCTCGCCCGGCTCGGGTTGTATCGCGCGACGCGGTAGGAGGGCCGGCTAAATCCATATGCCGCAGATCCGCGGATCGTCGTCGGGATGCGGGCAGATGAGGGCGAGGTTCGGGAAGTGCTGCTCGATCCATGCTCGAGCATGGTCCTCGCGCTCGAATGCGAGGGCGCAGGGTGACGGCTTGTGCTCGGGCTCGAGGCCGGCCCATGCGCGCACTCCCCATGCAGCGGTCTGATCGTGGTGATGGTAGAGCGCGAGCATGAACCCCGGCTCGCGCTCGCGCGCATGCCAGTAAGCGGCCATGCGCTCGGGATGCGCGACATCGAAGGGCGGCCATGCCATGTCGCGAGTCTAACCGCGCCGGCGTCGCCGCGCGCCCTCGAGGCTGCCGGGCTCGCGATGGCTGGCGCGAGCAAAGAGCGTGATCGGGTCGAGAGGCGAGAGTCGCGCGCGAGCTGCGCCGCGCCCTGATCTCTGTAGTTAACCTTATCCCCCCTCGATGCCCCTAAGAGTCTGCAGGATCCTTGTTTACTCAGGTGGTGACAGCTGACCGCGATCCGATCGAGCAGGCGCGGCCGCGGCCGTTTCGACTGCCGATCGGCACGCCCGAGCCGCTCGAGCTGCAGCGCGACCAGCCTCGGCGCGCCTGCAAACACTGCGCGGCTGCGCAGCAAGCGAGGCGACGGGCGCAGCTCGCCCTCGAGCGCCGCGCCCGTGATCGGCGATCGCAGCTGTAGAGCGTGCCTACGTCGGCGCGATGGCACGGCGCAGCTCGGCGAGGCGCTCCTGCCCGTCGCGCGCAGCGCGGCGCACAGCGCGAGGGCGCAGCCGCGGAACCAGCGATACCACGCTGCGCGCGAGGTCGACTGCCAGCGCTCGCCCGAGCACCTCGGCGACGATCGGCGACTCGCAGTCCTCGAGCGGCGCGACCGTCGCGATCGTGTAGTGCGACACAGGCCAGCCGCTGCGGCCTACCTCGTGCGGATAGCAGTGCTGCTCGATCGCGGCAGGGTGTCGCCACTGCCAGGAGTCGATCGCGCCTGTGAGCCAGAGCGCCTGCAGGTAGCCGATGTCGCTATCGAGCGTGTCGCGCTCGAGCGGATCCCAGTGAGAGAGCGTGCGCTTGCTGACATGCGGCGTGCCGCAGTCACGACACACGCGATAGCCGCAGCCGGGCGGACTCACGATCCGGGCGATCATGCATTGCGACGGCCGCTGCATGAGGCGGTCAGCCTCGCCGATGGCGACGGCGACCAGAGCGATCGCCCTCGCACGCCGGGCGTCGGACCCATGCCCGGCGAAATGGCGCGCTGCATGGCCATCCGTGCCGATGGCATGGGCGGCGAACCATGCGCGGCGCGCGAGCTCGGGCGCCGTGTCGGCGAGCCGCTCGAGCTCGCCGGCGACCGCCTCGCCGCTGACATCGAGCGCGGCGGCATGGGCGCGCGCGCTCATGTAGAGCTCGAAACGCCCTAACCCGAATGTGCCGTGCGAGAGGGCGTCGACCTCGCCGCTCGGCGAGCCGCCTGCTCGGCGACCCGTCGCGCCGTGCACGAGCTCGGCGAGCGACATCGCCTCGATCTCTGCGCACGTGGCTGCGCGCCGCGCATGGCGCCGCTCGATCGCCGCTCGGCTCGCCGCTCGGCTCGAGGCGCCCTCGAGAGGCTGCCGCAATTGCGGGTCGCCATCGCCGGGCGAAATATTTTGTCGCGCGAGATCTGTTCCTGCGGCGCGCTCGGCCTGCCAGGCCGCAAAAGCCGCCGCGCGATCGGGCGCGTCACGTAGCGCCATCTCGCGCACGGCAGCGGGCAGTCGGGCGAGCAGCCTCGCCTCGGCCTCGAGCATCGCCGGCAGGTCGCCGACTGTTGCTTTCGGCTGGCCTTTTCTGATGTCGTGCTCTAGTGTCCTGCTCATGCGACCCGCAGCTGTTGGCTGCGATTCGTAGGCGACGAACAGTGATTACTTCACACATCGTCGCTAGGGACCATCGACTGTTCTAGCAGTCGCTGGTCTCCGCCTATCGGCGCGAATCGGTGCTCTGACAATCAGAGCGGTGTGCTGCTATTGGCGTACAGCGCGGCCGGCAGCTCAACCTTTATCTCCGTTGCAATCGATATATTGCGACTAGCGCGCCGTCACGCCCGTTGTGGCTGGCCTCGCGCCGGCCGAGGCGGCGGCAGGGCGGCCTCGAGCGAATTGGATCGGCGATCTGAGCCGGTCGATCCGGCGTCGATCGACGCCCGATCAGGTGCGCTGCCGGCGCAGCGACGCCGATAGCTGCGCCCATGTGAGCGATCAGCGACGCCCTCCGCCGACCGCGATCGGGGTACGATCTGTTAGTTGGGAGGGTGTAGTGAGCAGTAAACAGACCGTGTTTGCAGGTTGTATCGCCGGCGTAGTTGCGGCTTGCGGCGGCGCCGGGCTCGAGGGCATCGGCGACACCATGCGCGAGGCGGGCGAAGCGCTCGCCGGCGTCGGCGGCTCGATGGTCGCCGGCTCGGGCGGCGCCTCGGGCTCGGCTGCCGGCGTCGGCGGCTCGGTCGCCATGCGGCGGACTGTGGGCGGCATGCTCGCAGCTGCCGGCTCGAGCGTCGCCCATGCAGGTCGAGCGATGGCAGGCGCGGCTGCCGGCAGCGGCGGCGGCGTCGCCGGCGCCGCTGCGCAGGAGCCGCAGGCCGATGCGCTGCCGCGGCCGCACTGGATCCTGCGAGACAAGCACGGCACGCCCATGCAGGTCGATGCGACGCCCGGCTATGCCGACACGACGCCCGGCTTCGGCGTGCAGCCTGATTGCGTCTCGATCACGCATGCCGGGCAGCGGCGCATCGGGCTCGGCTACATGCTGAGCACTGGCAAGGTCGCGCTGCCGGGCGAGTGCAATGCGACGGGCGTGTATGATCAGCGCCCGAGCTGGCGCTCGAGCGGCGCGCTATGGTCCTTCGCCGACGCGCAGTGCGAGACGCCGCTCGCAACCTCCGCAGTGTTCATCGTCGCGATCGGCGACCAGCTTTATCACAGTCAGACAGGCGCGCCGACCGTGCCGAGCACCCTGTATCGGTGGGTTAGTGAGAGCGCGACCTGCGAGGCATTCGCAAACACGAGCAATGCGCGCATGTGGACATGGGCGCCGATGCCGAGCGAGGTCGCCGGGCTTCTATCGCAGGCGCCCTATACGCTCGAGCTCGCCTACTGAGATCCGCGCCCGATCAGCGTGCGACCGCGGCCGGCTGCCGATTGCGATTGCGCCGGCGCAGCTCGGCCTCGAGCTCGGCGAGCTGTCTTAGGCTGGCGACGCCATGCGTCACAGTGCAGTCGAGCGTCTCGAGGTCGATGTCGCCGGCGCCCTGTGTCGGGCGGAAGCCGCCCGGCGTGCGAGGCTTGCCGAGCAAGAGAAACCGCCGCGCCCGGCGACGCACGATCGCCGGCACGAGTGCGACGCACTCGCCGAGCTGAACGCTCATCGTGGTTACGGTCGACGCCATGCCGCCGATCATGACACGTCGCCGATCAGCGAGCTAGCAAGTGACTTGCTAGCGCTCGGGCGCCGCGCGCTGCCTCGAGCGCCATGCAGCCGCATCCGGGCAGCTCGCGAAATGTGACTGTCGCAGCACGAGCTCGTGACCAGCGAGCAGCCGCCGCGCTGCGCGGTCGAGCACGGTCGCCGCCCATACGCCGCGGCGATAGGCGAGCTCGATCGTACCCTCGGCGCACGGGTCGCGGTCGACCGGCATGCGGCCGCCTGTGACAGTCAACGCCCATACGATCGGTTTGCCGCAGCTGCGGCAGGCGCTGACCGGCAGCTCGGGCTGCGGCGCCTCGGGTCGCTGCGCGGGTTTTATCGTCGGCATATATATCTCTCGGCTGGAAATGACTCGAGCCGAGGTCGGGCGCCGCCTGCGCCCTCGTGCCTCGGCTCGCGACGCTATCAGCAGCGATCAGTGCGCAATAGCCTCATCGTCGGCGCCCGGCCGGCCGCTGCCATTCAGATCCCAACCTAGGCCGGGCGCGCCCTCGAGGGCGGCCTCGCCGAACGGGTCACTGTCGCCGGCCGCCGCCTGCTCGCGCGCTCGAGCCGCCTGCAGAGCTCGCTGCACGCTGCTGCCGTGTTTGATGAGCGCGCGCAGGCGCGGTTTGTTTCGAGGGTTCGCGATGGCCGCATCGACCGCCGCGGCGTAGGCCTCGAGCGGCGCGACGCCGGCCTGCTCGAGCGGCCGGCCGGCCCATTCGCCCGAGCCCGACCAGTCGGCGAGGCGCGAGAATGAGGGCGGCTGCGCCGGCGCCTCGGTCGACTGGTCGACTGGTCGCTCGAGCGCTCGAGCGTCTGACTGCTCGGGCGCCTGATCGACTGCACGCCCGGCCGCTCGCTCGGCTCGAGCTCGCCGAGGGCGAGGCGCGGCCGCAGGCGCCGGCTGCGCGACGGCTGGCACCTGCGGCTCGGGCGCGCCCTCATTGAGCCAGGCGCCGAGCTGCGCGCCGAGCTCGCGACCCGGCCTCGCGATGGTCGCGCGGTCGAATAGCTCGCAGCGCGACTTGCTCACGAGCAGGTCGTGCGCGAGCGTGAGATCGCCGACCACGTCAAACTCATACTCCAGTCCGTCGCGCTGTATGGGCGCTAGCCCGACCTTGCGCGGCGCCTTGCTCGAGCCGCCGCGGCCGTTGTCGACATCCTCGAGGACCCATTCGGTCTTCGCCCGCATCGTGACGATCAGATGCATCGGCGCGGCCGTGAGAGCGTCGACTAGCCTGTTATGCTCGGGCGTGACCTCGCGCCATGCAGCAAAACTGTTGCCCGAGCGGCTGCGCGCGGTCGCCTGATCGACCATCTCGAGCGCGCCGTCGCGGCCGGCCCATGCTTGCGATAGGCCATCGACGATCAGCACCTCGAGCCGCGCCTCGGCCGCCGCCCGGATGGCCTCGACATAGATGCGCGGCGCGAATGACTCGAGCGGCAGCGTGACAAAGTCGACGCCCTTGCCCGCATGTTTCAGCGCCGAGCCGCGCTCGCTGTCTATGAGGCCGATGCGCGAGAGGCCGAGCTCGCGCGCGAGGCCTGCGGCGATCTGCAGGGCGGAATATGTCTTACCCGATCCGCTCGGCCCGATGAGGGCGAGCCGGGCAAGCGCACGCCGGCGCTCGGCCGGCACGAATCGCAGGGTCGATGCTGTGCTGCTCTGCATGGGCGCCCTCATCGAAACCGCAGATGACGTTTGACCGGCGCGAGCTGCGCGAATGCGAGCTGCGCGCCGCCCTTGAGTGCGGCTGCGATGGCAGACAGCGACGGGCGGCGCTCGATCACGCAATATTCGTCCGGAATCTCGCGATCATCGAGCGCGAGCAGCTCGACTGTCTGCGGCGAGCGCTGCAGGTAGACAGTCACTGTCGGCGTCTTGAGCTTGTCTGTGCCGAGTTTCTCGAGCTCGGCCTGCAGCCGCTCGCGCAGCCGCCGCTGCTCGAGCTCGCGCGCCTGCGCCTTGCCGCGGTAGGCCTGCTCGAGCTCGTGATAGGCCTCGGCCTCGGCGCGCAGCCGCTCGCAGACATGGCCGTATGCCTCGACCTTGCGCTGCAGCGATAGGTTGAGCTGGTCGATGGCGCCGCCGAGCTCGAGGCGCACCTCGCCCGTGTCAGGGTCGACGCCCTGCTCGACCAGCTCGAGCAAATGGTCGACCAGCTCGCCGAGCGGCAGCGCCGCCGCGGTCAGGTTTGTCACTGCTTGCCGCAGCATCGTCGACAACTCGACAGGTGCGCGATCCGGTGTAGTCGCTTGCATACAATACTCCTTAGCCGCGCGCCGATTGAAACGAGCTAGCGCGCGCGAGCAATATAGTGTGCGCGCTATATATCGAAGCCAAGGTGACGCGCACGAGTTTCCTTACAGCGGCGCACAAATCGCGGCGTGGCAGTATTTCTCGGCTTTACACGTACGCCACATTTGTCGACATTCTGCGCGGATGCGGACTGACAGCGCGGCCTCCGACATCGTGACTGCGATCCTAGATGCCAGTGCGATCGGCGCGCCGCCGACGCTGCTCGAGCTCGCCCTCGTGCTCGAGGTCGAGCTGCGAGCGCGGCGAGGCGCGCCGCTCGAGCTCGAGCTCGAGCCGAAGCCGCGACTGACTTTTGACTCAGCGTCGCCGAGGCAGGACGCCCTGCTCGCCTTCGGCCTCGCGCGCTATCTCGCGTCGCTCGGCATGGAGGCGGCTGTGCGAGCGCTCGCCGCCGCGCTGCAGCGTGCATGCGTGATCGAGTGTCGGACCGTGTCTGGCTAACGGTTCCGGCTACAGCTGCGGCTCGAGACGGAGGCCGGGCTGTCTGGCTAACGCTTCCGTTTGCTGCTGCTGCTGCTGCTGCGCCTCGGCACGACGCCGGGCGCGACCGGCCGAGCGCCGCTCGCCGCGGCGCCGATCAGCGACTTCGCCACTAGCGCATTCGTGATCGCCTCATCGACCGAGGCGGCGCTCTGATCGAGCGCGTTTACAAATGACTGGACATACGATCGGGTGACTCGCTGATAGCGACCATCCGAGCCGAGATGGTCAGCGAATGCCTTGCGAGCGCGCGGCGACGCGTCGATCTCACTCAGCAGTAACCGAATGTCAGCATCGGTCAGCTCGGGCTCGCGCCCGGCCGCAGGGTGTCGCCCGGCGTGTCCCCAGCATAGATTAGAGATGGAGACATCGAGCACAGCGGCGACGCGCAGCAGCTGCGAGAGGCTAGGGCACGCAGTGCCGACATCCCATTTGTCGACGGTCGAGTAAGCCAGCTGACAGCGCCGACAAAACTCGGCGCGAGTAAACCCTCGCGCAAGATACATCGCCCATATCCGGCGCTGCAGCGTCGGCTCGCTAAGCGGATCGCTCGTGTTGGGCGCAGGTCGGGTCGGCTTCCGGCTCACGGCGTTTGTGTAAGCGAGGTGCTGCCGCCGCGGCAAATATATTCGTTCAAGGGGGCCGGCTCGGCGCGCCCGCTGTGGCGCCGTTGCGATTATCGCGCCGACGCTATATATCGACCGTATGCAATTGCACGATTGGATCACTGCGCAACCTCGAGGCGCGATCACGAGATTGCACACGCGTACCGGCATCGCATACGCGACCCTGCACAAAAGCTACCGCGGCAAGCGAGTGCGCTACGCGACCGCGGTCCGCATAAGCACAGCGACGGGCGGCGCCGTCTCGATCGCGGAGCTGTGCGAGCCGTCGCCGATCGCCGCGCTCGGCGACCTGCGGCGGCGCGCTCGAGGCGATGAGGGTCAGCCGCCGAAGGCGGCGATCCGCAAGCGCAAGGCAGCGCGCAAGCGCCGGAATAAGCGCTCGGCGAGCTCGAGCCGCAGCCTCGCAGGAGCCGCGCATGCAGCGGCCTAGCCGGGCGGCTGCGCCGCAGCGCCGTGCCCTGCAGCGCTCGCAGCGCGAGCCGAACCCGAGCGACACTCGCGCCGATCAGTCGCCGGCGCAAGGGCGCGCTCTGCTGCGGCGCCCGGTCGGCAGGTGGGCGAAGAACTGGTCGACGTACTATGGCGCGCACTCGCCGCTCGATGGCTACGGCAGGTCAGTGCTCGCCGGCGTCACGCTGCTAGCGCAGGCATGGGCGTCGCGTGTTGACAGTCAACAGGACAGTTCCCTGTGTTTGCTCGACCAGCCGCTCGAGGTCACGCGCAGAAAATCGTCGATGTATGAGGGCGTATCACACAGTTTCTGCGCGCAATTCGCGTTTTGGCAGGGCAGAAAATACGCCGCCGCCGACGGGCCGAGCGAGCGCGAGGCCGAGGCTTTTGCCTACTCGGCAGCGGCGATCCGATGGCCAGATTCTGCGCCCTGCACGCTCACAGAAATCGCGCGGTATTGCGACCTGCCTCGAGCCCGAGTCGAGCGCGCGCTCGATGCGTTAGTCGACCTCGGCGAGGCCTATGTAAGTGTCGATGGCGCTTGGGTTTTAGTCAACTATTGGAGGTCGCAAGAGACGCCGAGCGCGCGCAGCAAACGAGCCGCTCGAGCAGGCGGCAGACGCGTTGACAGTCAACAGTCAGAGTGCGCGGAAAGTCACAGTGACAGTCGCGTTGACCTTCCGAGCGCCGGCGACGTTGACAGTCCCGAGGACATTCCGTGTGACCTACAGAACAGAACAGATCTCAGAAGTAGAGATCTGCAGCGGCGGCGAGATCAGACAGGATCAGATTCTCGAGCCGCAGATGCGTGCTCGCCGGCCTCCGTACCGAGGTTGGCAACCAATTCGCGCGCGACCCTGCTCGAGCCCGAGCCGCTCGAGCTCGAGCGTGATGCCCGATTGCGCGAGCGTGCCGATGGTTTGCTGCTTCCCGAGGCGATCGGCGCTAGCGATGAGCGGCCCGAGGTCGACGCGCCGCAGCCGGGCGCACAGGCGCCGCAACAGGGCGCGCCGATCGGCGACTCGGCGCCGGAGCATGTTGGCTATCACTGGCTACACGCCATCCTATGGCCGATCGCGACCGTGCCGGCGCCGAGCTGCGAGGGCAAATGGCGCAGCGCCTATCGCGAGATCGGCGAGCGACCTGCCGATGAGCGCGAGCGCGTCGCTGCATGCGTGCGCGCCGAGCTCATCGCCGGGCATCTCAAGCCTCGCATGTGCCATCCGCGGCATATCAGCGATCACTGGCTGTATTACCTCGCCGGCGAGCCGCCTCGAGGCAAGGGTGCGATCGCGAAGGCCGAGCAGCCGACGCAGCCGATAGCGGCGACGCGCGCAGAGTTTGTCGCCGCGGCCGAGCGGCTGCCGGCATGGATGAATGAGGCGGCGTCGTGAGCACGCCCGAGCGGCTCGCGAATGCGATCACAGCGCTCGGGCGTGTGATCGTCAACGATGAGCGCGCCGCCGATGTCGAGCGCGAGCAGCGCGCGGCGGAGGCGCTGCGCGATCGCACAGCGCGCGCCGAGCGGCTCGAGGCCGAGCGTGTGCCGCTGCCCGAGGCCGATGTTCGGCTGCTCATAGATGGCAGGCTAAAGCCGACGCTCGCAGCGCGCGCAGTGCGGCGCTGGCTATCGCTCGCGAGCGCGCCTCGCCTGCTCATGCTCCACGGCTGCAGCGGCAGCGGCAAGTCGCTCGGCGCCGGGCTCGCGATCGCAACGGCGGAC